AAGTTGCTGATTTTATTTCTTCAGTAAATAAATTATATAAGGATGGATTGGACTCGTATGAAAATTTAAGAGATGATTTGGATATTCAAAATAGACTGTTGACTCTTCGCACATTAGGTGCTACGCTTAACAAACGTTTGCTTGGAACTAAGTGTTCTGCTCGAGCTTATAGAATTTTCGAGCGATATTATTTAATGTTAGAGAAACTTATTGATAAGGCAGAACTCATAGGTGGTAAAGGTACAGGTCCTCGACCTGAACCATTAGTTGTGCAGTTGTTTGGTAAATCTGGTACTGGCAAGTCTCACGTTCCGTATTTTATTGCGGCAGATTTGTGTAGTTGGGAAGATAAGGAAGGTGATCCTATTAATCACATGTATTATAGGAAAACTGATAATGAATATTTTGATGGATATAAACCAGGCACCCACCTCATGTGTGTTTATGATGACTTTGGTCAGGTTAAGGATTCAAAATCAAAACCTAATACTGAATTTTTAGAATTGATTTATGCTTGCAACATAGCTGAATATGCTTTGCATATGGCAGATATTAAGGAAAAGAATAATACTTATTTTAATTCGAAGTTAATTTTGTTGACAACTAATCATTGTCATTATAAGATTGATTCTTTGACTGAACCAGAGGCATTTTTACGTAGGGTAGATTTAAGGTTTGAGGTTTCTATTAACCCTCTTTTTAAAGATAAGTATGGTAATGTATGTCCAGAGTTAGTTAAATCTCATCCTTCGTCTGGTGGGCGAGAAGTTTCGGAAGTAGTTTATCAATTTACTCCCTACTCTCGTACCCGCGGACAAGGGAATAATTCACAGTATGAACCTATTATTGATTCGCGTACTTTAAATCCTGTAGTATTAGATTATGAATCTTTCATTCAGTTAGTAAAGAGTAGTTATAACAAAAAGATAAATCATTCCCATGCTCGTATTAATGCTATGGCTTATCGTGCACAGCAACTGCGTGAGAAAAAGGAGAATGCGTCATTTGTTGATGCTCCTGTCGCTCAAGTTGATGCTGATGATCATGTACAATTTTTGATCTGTTATTATATTCGGAGTGGATTGCCGGAAGATTTATACGATATTGATATTTCTCAGGCTGAGACTGACAAACTTGCACTTTTATATAACGCAACTGACACAATGTGGCACTTTATAGATGAGGTATCCGATGCTTGTATGGATTATAAATTTACTCCATTGGAGGGTCGTGGTGAAGAAGCTTTCAAGCTTGCATCTATTGCTGTTGAGAGCTATGAGAATGCTATTAAGGGCCCACATGGTGTGGATGCGGAAAGTGCAAAGTCTGCAAAGACAATCGTTGATTCAATTCGTGATTATGCAAAACGACTTTCAGAAAAGCCAATTTGGCAGCACTTAACTTACCTTGGTTCATTGATTACTGGAGCATTGGCTTTGTGGAAAATTTATGATTTATTCAAACCACGAAACAATGCTGTTGGTAGGAGTTTTAACGAAGGTACGGTACTTGTTGGTAGTGAGGCTGTTTCTGGTGATGTCGTGACTAGTGCACGTCCCACAGTGAGAGTTGAACACTCTTCTGGTGATGTGGTTACTGCTGGTCGTGTAAATGCACGTGTTGAATCATCTGGTGATGTTGTTACTGCTGGCCGTGTAAATGCACGTGTCGAGCATCAATCTGGTGATGTTGTTACGAAAGCAAAGGATGCTGCGAGAGTTGAAGGTATTTTGTCTGAAGCATATACTGACATCAATACGCAGGAGATTTTGCAAAGTGCTATTATTTCTAATGCTTATCAAATTGGTGGTGAAGGTTCTAATTTTGCAGCTAATATTTTGTTTATTCGTGGAACTTCTGCTCTTTGTAATTGGCATGTATGGGATTTTATGAAACAACATAAAACTATTTGCTTACGTAATCTAAATTTGAAAGTTGGGTATGCAATACCTTATGACAAAGTGGAAGTGATTCCTATCACTTTAAAACATGATTCGACTATATTTAAAGATGCTGTCATTTTGCAGTTTCCTAATGTTGTGCGATTACATAAGGATATCGTCAAGCATTTTGTACGATCTATTGATATTTCAAGATTTGCAGTTGCACCTGGTTTACTTGCTGGTTTAGCCACCACAGGTAAAAACTTGGTGTATAGAGTAGAACCTTTGAAGAATATTAAAGCGTACGATGAATTGAAGTATACTTATATGGATTGTACTAGGAAATCGCATACCTTACATGTTCGTAGTATGTATGGTTATGCTGCACAGACTGGGGCTGGTGATTGTGGTAGTGCTTTATTGTTAAACACTACGGCGATACCCCGCAAAATTTGTGGCATTCATGCAGCAGGACAGACAGGTTATGGTTATGCGACATCTATTACTTATGAAGACTTGATGAGATGTTTACCAGAGAGTGAAAGTAGGAGTGAGATCTTGGCGCATTGCCTTCATGCGTGTGTTAATGATAGTACTAAGGCTATGATAACTGCACGTGAGGCAATGCCAGAGGGTGATTTTATTCCTATTGGAATATGTTCTGAGCCGAAAGGTTCTCCTGGTAAGAGTAACATTCGTAAATCCCCATTGTATGGTTTGATTGAGAAACACGAGAGTTATCATTTACCATCGGTTTTGCGACCGATCGTGATTGATGATGTGTTGGTCGATCCCATGTATTTGGGTCTGAAGAAATGCGGTATTACACCTACTTACATTGATGAGGGTCTAGTTGAGACAGCTAGAGCCAGTTTCGCACCTGTGATTATGCGTAACACAGATGAGAGATTTAGGAGACTATTGACATATGAAGAGGCAATCACTGGCGTGAGTGAGCTTGAGTTCATGAATCCTATTAATCGTCGTTCTTCCCCTGGTTTTGGGTGGGATGCAGGTTCTACCATTGGTAAGACGAAA